TAAAGAAGCTATATCCGGGATTATATGAGAAGCTATACAACATGACTGAACAGGTAGAAGAAAGAAGTGTCAGTAAGACGTTGGAAAAGCTGTTGGATGAGGTGTTGAAGGATGTGGATAGTGAAACGCTTGCACGGATATTTGTCGATGCCAAAAGTGAAATAGAATATGGGAATGTGCCGAAGCGGAAACGACATAAAGGAATTGATGATGTCTAAGGATGCAAAATACAAACGGATGATTCAGTCTGTACGATGGCAAAGATTGAGGAAGGAAAAGATAAAGATGAATCCTTTGTGTCAGGATTGTTTGGAAGCTGGCGTCTATACTCCGGCAAGAGAAGTACATCATATCACACCTTGCGAGACAGCGCGAAGCGTTAAGCAGATGGAAGAATTGATGTTTAATCTTGGCAATCTCAGAAGCTTGTGTCACGACTGCCATGTGATCACACATAAGAAGTTGGCCTCGCATAGCAAGGATGCACAGCGAAGGAATACCGATGAGCGAAACAAAAGATTCATGGATAAGTTCTTCGGTGATTGAGAGGGGGAGTATTTTTTTTAAAGACCCCTAAACACTCAAATCCTCGCCCAATCCTTGGAGAAAAATTTTTGAAAATAAATTTGGGGCTTGGGGGTAAAACGGGCGAAAATTGAGAAAATGAAAAAATAGGTATACTTAAAATATTTAACACAATGGCCAAAAAGAAAAAAACATCGAAAGGAAAGGTTGATTCGGTACAGACACCGGAAAAAACTTTGGACGGGTTGATTCGGACACTGCGTCAGACGTTGACGAAGGAGAATCTGTATCGTCCTGAGATGGCGAGGCAGGTAGAGCTGACGGCATCTACTTTGATGGTGTTTCGGAAGGTGCGTGATGCTGTTATACAAGAATGCGAGAGCGTGACGATCAAGGAAACAAGCCGCGAAGGTGACGGGCGTATCAAAAACAATCCGGTGTTTTTTCTGTATAAGGAAATGGCCGATTTGTTGCAGCGTAATTTGCGAGCTTTGAATATGAACAAGGAATTAACCAAGGGACGGGATGATAAGGTGATTGATGATGAGGCTGACCCGTTGGCATTGCTGATGAAAGAACAGAAGGAAGATGACTGAATCTGATGGAGGTAACGAGTAGAGAATATAAAGAAGGTGTCGCGAAGGAGTTGGCCGCGGTTGACTTGGATAGATACCAGCTTGATGCTATAGATGAGCGATTGCTTAAATATGTGTCGGGAGTGGTGGGTAATCCGGACAATCACAACTTGTTTGAGTTGTTGGCGGTGAAGAAATTTCTTCGATTGATGCGTACTTATGTTTTCCGTGCCTCTAAGATCAAGAGTTTTGCAAGGCTGTACGAAGGTTTGAAGTATTCGGGAATGGATGGCCGTAAATGCTACAAGTTGACACCTATTCAGTATTTTCAGTTTGCGTCCATCAAAGGTTTTTACCGATGGGAAGATGTGGGGAGTGCGGAAGGTGAACCGGATAAAGAATTGAAAACAAAGAAGGTTGTTGATGGAAGGCGGTATGAGTTGAGGCGGCTTGTTCGTGAAGCGATTTTATTCGTTCCGCGAAAGTTTGGAAAAACAACTTCGGTGACTTCTTTGGCGGTTGATGAGTTGTTATCGGGTGATACAAATGCACAAGCATACACAGCCGCGAATAGCTATAAACAGGCGAAGATTTGTTTCGGTGAAATTTCAAAGATCGTGAAGCAGCTTGATCCGAAGAAGAAATATTTTAAGTCAACGCGTGAGCTTCTGACGTGGAGAGAAAACAAGTACGGAAAGGAAAGTTTCGTGGAGTGCTTGACGGGTGGTTCGGATTCCAAGGACGGTTTGAATGCTTCTTTGGGCATCTTTGACGAGTACGCACAGGCTAAATATGTGAAGGGGCATTCGGATGGCGCGGAACTTTACCAAGTTATTGCGTCTTCGATGGGTGCGAGACGTGAACCGCTGATGGTGATAATCACCACCGCAAGCCGTGAAGAAGATGGTCCGTTTGCCTTGGAGTTGGAAAATGCAAAGAAGGTGCTGTTGGGAGAATATGAGGATGACACACAGTTTGCATCGCTTTTCATGCCGGATGCATGGGAAATGGACGGTGATTCGTTGGGGAATCCGGATGTGTGGCGAAAATGCAATCCGCATATAGGTATAACAGTTCAAGAAGGGTATTATTCGCAATGGTGGACGAAGGCGCAACGATCAGCGGAAACGATGTTGGAGTTTAAAACTAAGCTTTTGAACATCTTTACTTCGGGCGGTGTGGCTCAATGGGTATCGAGGGCATTGGCAAGAAGTTTGCAGGTGGAGTTTGACATTAACTCGGTGAAGGGTAGGCCGGAATGTATGGTGGCGATGGACTTGTCTGTATGTGATGACTTTTCGGTAGTGGTTTACAATGTGTATAGTAGGCCACAGAAGAAGTTTTTCCTTTGGTTGGATTGCTATATACCGGAAGAAGCTTTGAAGGAACACGCAAATAAAGAACTGTACAAAGTGTGGGTAGAAAATGGTTGGTTGAAAGTGTGTCCGGGTGCGGTGATTTCGCAGACGATGATTGTTGAAGATGTGTTGAGGCGAAACAGACAGGTAACGATATTGCAGATTGGATATGATGCTTATAAGGCTCAGGAGGTGATTAATGCCTTGAGTGCAGCTGTGGCGGCTGAGGGTGGAAATCCGGAAAAGATTTTGCGTCCGGTGCCGCAGACTTATGGCGCGTTTACTTCACCGGTTGAGACGTTTGAAATGGCGGCTAAGGTGGTACCGGCACGCGTGCAGCTGAGTATGAATCCGATTTGGCCGTATTGTTTTGGTAATTGTTTCCTGGACGAGGACAAGATGCGGAATAAGAAACCGTTGAAACGGAAAGAGAATTTGAAAATAGATGCGGCCATTGCGGCATTGATGACGTTTTGGTTATACAATAATTACGAACAATAAAATTAGTGGTGTTATGAGTAAGAAAAATTATTTAAGTCCGAAAGATGCCATAAAAGGGTATCTGGACGCTAAGGCGAAGGATGATGTGCTTTTTGCGGAAATGTACAAAAAGCCGAATAAGGACATTAATGCGTGCTGGGCTTACATTGTAGGTGTGGCTAAAAAACGTGGAAATGCTGTTTGTATGACAGACGATGAGGTGTATGGGTTGGCTGTGCACTATTATTGTGAAGACGACTTGAAGTCAGAGCCTATTCCGAAAAACTTTGACTGTAAGCTAAGCACAAGTGAAGATGCAGATTTGAGCGAGGAAGACAAGAAGAGATTGAGAAGAGAGGCTGAGGCGGAATTTAAGGCAAAGGTGTTGAAAGAGCTGGAGGAAGTGAAAGCTGTGGAAATGAAAGAGGCTGAATTCAAGCGTTTGAAAGCAGGAAAGGAGGCAGAGAAGGAAAAGAAGCGTGCTGAGGCTGAAAGAAAGAGACTTGAGAAGGAAGCTGCAAAGGTTGAGGCGAAACGGATGAAGACGGCAGGAATGGGTTGTTTGTTTGATTTTTGATGCCATGAAGCCGAGAAGTAAAAGAGAAAGGGAGGTAATGGCTTTGTCTGTGAAGCTGCCTCCAATCAGCGATAAGCAGCGCAGGTATGCGGAAGAACATTGCCATGAGGGAATAGGGTATATGAGTGGCGGATTGGTGTGGTGTACGAAGTGCGGTTGTGAGTTTCGTTCAGAACTGAATGAAGTCTTTATGGTACAGGGGACGGAATGTGTGTGTCCGAATTGCGGGCAGAAACTATCGGTGAGAAGTAGCACGAAAAGGAAGATAGAAGAATCGTATTACTACATGATAGTGACCACCATTGGAGGATGGCAGGTGTTGAGGCAGTTTCAAGTGAAGCGATGGATGTGGAGAGTGACGAAGTACAAAGACAAGTCACAACGCCCGTTTTGGGAGATAAGAGAAGTTGTACAGAACTGGATTGATGAGAGAGGGAGAGAGGTCATCGTGGCGAGGCCAAGGGGGTACTCCATAGGATATACAGACCTTTGGATTATCAACAGGCCGATGGAGATACGGGGTGAATATAAGGGGTACAACTACCAAGCAGACCCGTACCATATCAATCCGTGGATAACATACCCGTATATGAGTGTGCTGCCTATCTTGCGCAGAAATGGGTTGAAAGGGAAATTGCCTAATGTCAACATGAAGGACTTGATGGTGAAGCTGCTTACGGACACAAGGGCGGAAACGTTGATAAAAGCCGGGCAGTTAGGGATTTTACAGCTTCTGATAAACAGAGGGGGGCTGAGGTATTGGAAACAGGCGTTGATTGCCATCAGAAACCATTATGTAGTGTCTGATGCAAGCTTGTGGGTAGATATGTTGGACAACCTTGAATATTTAGGAAAGGATATACATAATGCGTACTATGTATGTCCGAAGAACCTGAAAGAAGCGCATGACTATTGGATGAGGAGGCGGCGCAAGGTGGAAGCGAAGCGCATGAGTGAGAGGAAGAAGAAAGAGATGCTGTTTTGGGAAGATGAATATCGGAAAAACAAACAGAAATTCTTCGGAGTAGAGATAGCAGACGACAGGGTAGTGATAAAACCTATCCAATCGGTCAAGGAGATACAGGAAGAAGGGGATGAGATGCACCATTGCGTTGCGACAAACGGGTATTACAAGAGACTGGACAGCTTGATTTTGAGTGCCAAGGACAAGGATGGGAACCGTTTGGAAACCATCGAAGTGAACTTGAAGACAATGATGGTGGTTCAATGTTTCGGGAAGTTCAACAAAACAACCGAATTTCACAGTGAAATACTGAATGTAATAAACAAAAATATGAACAAGATAGCGGAATGTGTATAAAATGAAGACTAAGTACGAAGAAATGGATAAAAGGTATTACAATGAGAATCCGCAGGTGACATTGTGGAAAGAAAAAGCTTTCAAGACTAAGGAGCTATTTGATAAATACAAGGAGTTTGCAGAAATGTACAATGAAAAAATAGTAAACTCTTTAAATGATCTAACCGATGAGGCGAGACGTTTTAACGCGCTTCCTTGGTGGAAGAAGATGTTTTTTAGGTTTGACTTATGACTTACGAAGAACTGGATAGAAGGTATCAGCGACTTTCGCACGAGAATATGATGAGGGGTCGGAAGAGAGATACGGAAAAGGGGTATGAGAAGGCACAGGGCAGGGAACAACTGATAAGAAAGGCGTTTTTTGCGGACTGCAAGAAGTATTTGAATGAAGATTTAAAACCGAAAGGATAAAATTATGAAAAACAGGAAAAGAATGTATTTGAGTTTACCGATTACGGGACGGGACTTGAACCAAGTGAAGGATTATGCGGAAAGCGTGAAACGTGCGTGGGTGGCCAAGGGTTATGACGTGGTGACTCCGTTTGAAATCGTCCCGGATGACGGGATGCCGTATGAATATTGCATGGGGAAGGATATTGAAGAGCTGTTGAAGTGTGACGGGATTATCCTTTGCCATGATTGGTTCGGGTCGAAGGGATGCCGTGCGGAATGTTCGGTGGCTCAGATATATGAGAAACAGATAAAGATAGATAATACGCCTTATGATGAAGATAAAATTTAAGCTTGACAAGTACGGGAGAGGGACGAAGGCTTGTCCGCATAAGTTCACAACCTTTATTGGGAACAGGCCGAAGCGTGTGGGAAGTGATTGTTTGGGGTGTAAGTATAGGAAGTTTGTTGATTACGATGCCGGAATAGTGGAATGTCTGTACAATGGAAAGAAGAAAAACAAGGTGTGACAGTGTGTACGTGGCGAAATGTGGTCTTACTACACTGAGCAAGTGCAGAACACAAAAAGCCGATTTAAAAGAGTGCGAGGAATGCAAGCTTGTGACGCGAGTTTCTGACCGGTGGAAGATGATAGACCGGAAGCCGCACAAGAAATGCCGTTGTTGCGGGGTGTTCCTTCCGTTGGATAGGTTTTATCCGAAACGGATCAAGAAGCCGGACGGGAAAATCTACGAGGCAACGGAAGGGATTTGTAAGATGTGCAGGAGTGTGGAATATATGAAAAAGAAAAAGGAAAAGTTATGTCAGTGATTTTTAAGTATATTAGTTTCGGACTGATGTTCGTGTTGTTGGGGATTATCGGTGTGGGTACGTTTGTCTTTTACCTTGGAAAGAAATTGCTGGAGCCGTGGGAGTTGTTGGAGAATGAAACGGATGATTGGGACGATGTGCAGAGTGAATGTACACGAGATTCTTCGCTTCGCTCTGAATGACAAGTGTAAGGCAACCGAATACGCTTTAATGGCGGAGAGGTGACGGGTGGCGGTTAAATCCGTCACCCTTTTTTTATGCGTGAATATGAGTTGGATAGATAGAATTTTTAAACGTGAGGCGGCTGTTGTTGAGGCTAAGACGCAGACCGCCGTTGGTGCGGACTACAAACAGAATGTGGTGTGGGCGAACACTCCCACCCGTGCGATGAAGATTGCGGCTGTGTTCCGTGCCGTGAACTTGATTTCTTCGGGATTGGCCACTCTGAAGATGGAGTACAAGCGAAAGGACCGATACAAGGGCTATTTCAAGTTGGAAGATTCCATCGGCGGACGGAGAATGAATTATCTGCTTTCGGTACAGCCTAACCGACGGATGAACGCGTCGGTGTTCCTGAAAAACTTGGTGTCGCAGATTCTTTTGCAAGGCAATGCGTATGTGCTGCCGGTGCGGAACATATACAACGATGTGGAGGCTCTGTATCTGCTTAAGCCGGGGAGTGTGGACTATGACGTGACAACGAACACCTACCGGGTGCATGATGATGTGAACGGGATTTCGGGGGTATATGCTTCGGAAGATATTCTTCACTTCAAGAACGTAAGCGCGGATGGCGGTTATACGGGCATGAGTACCATCAGTTATGCGGCCTTGACCTTGGGCATCGCAGCCACCAGTGACAGCGAAACCTTGAAGCGGTTTGCGACGGGTGGGCGATTCAAGGCGATTTTGAAAAACAATACTTCGACAAAGGGATGGGGTGAGTACCAGGACGAACAGCTGAAGGCGCACGGGGATGACTTGCAGGATGCCATCAACCGAGGGGATGACATCTTGGCCGTGAAGGGTGACGTGGATGTATCGCCGCTTTCAATGAGTTCGGCAGATATGCAGTTCCTGGAATCAAGGAAGTTCACCATCCGAGAGATTGCGCGTTTCTTCAATGTTCCACCAAGTAAGTTGATGGATGACAGCAACAGCAACTACAAGAGCGTGGAAGTGTCGAACATCGCTTTTTATACCGAGGCCTTGCAGCCGATTGTGACGGAGATAGAGAGGGAGTTTTCGGCAAAACTGCTGAACGAATGGAATTACACCGATTATAAGTTCTGTTTCGACTTGTCGGCCTTGTATGCGCTGGATTTGGAATCGAAGGCGAGATGGGACAAGAACCGATTGGAGAACGGGCTTGTGAGTGTGAACGACCTGAGAAGAGAGCGTGACATTGAGCCGGTGGACAAGGGCGACGATGTTTATCTGAGTGTGAATTTTGCTCCGATAGGCAGTGCCAAGCTGAGTGGGGAGCCGAGCGATGACAAAAAGAACACCGGAGCGAATGAATAAGCGACAAAATGGAAGTGTAATCGCCTTCTTTTTCGCTTACACTTTGACTTTGGTAATTCTTGATTTTGCTTTCAGAATGATATTTTATAATGTGGAATGGTTTTAAATAATGGAATATGGCTTTGAAGGTAGTGACTTTGGATGAGTTGAAGGCGCAGATGCGTGAGGATTGGGACGGTGAAGATGACTTGATTCGTCTGTATGGAGAAGCGGCTGAGGATGCCGTGATAGGTGCGACACGCAGAACGCATGAGGAATTGGTAGAGATGGGCAAGGAAGAAGGCGGTGAAGGTTTTCCGGCACGGTTGAAGGTGGCCATCCTGATGCTTGCGGCACATTCGCACCGGAACCGTGAACCGGTGGCAGCTGTGGCACAGAATGCAGTGCCGTATGCGCTGGATATGTATATCAAGCCATACGTCAAGCTGTCGGATAGGGAGGTTTAAATGATAGTTGATAAATGATAAATGATAGTTGCGGATGATTTCGGCAGGGAAATTGAGTGAACGGGTGTGGATTCTGAAACCGACGAACAAGCAAGGGTCTTTCGGTGAGCAGCTGACTTCGTGGGATGAGGCCAAGATGGTATGGGCTAACGTGGTATTTCAGAGAGGGGTCCATGCACTGACGGCTGGCGAAGGTTGGCTGACTGGGAGCATATCGGTGACGATGCGTAATAATGACGTGATAGACGAGCGATGCCGTTTGAGATGGAACGGAAGGCTTTACATGATTGAGAGCCTTAACCGAAGTGTACGGGACGGAAGTATTGCGATTGTGGCGACGAAGCTTGATGAGGGGAACGGATGAGGCAACCTAAAAACACCTTATTTAAAGAGATATAGAAAAAGCCCGAAAGTGGGGTAAGTAATAGGAAGGAAGTTATGAACAAGGAAAAACAGGAAATACGCAGTGGCATAGGCGGTAAGTGGAAGCCGGTGTTCCGTGAAGCTGCTGAAGGTGGCGGAGAGAGCCGAACCATCGAAGGCTATGCCATCGTGTTTGGCGTAGAGAGCCGGATTCTTTCGGACTACTGGGACAATTATCGCGAAATCATCGAGCCGGGTGCCATTACCGAAGAAAGGTTGAAGCAAATGGACATCAAGATGACGATGTACCACAACAGAGAGAAGATTTTGGCAAGAAGCACCAAGGGTGAAGGCACGTTGAAACTGACGGTGGATGAAGTGGGCGTGAAGTATAGTTTTGACGCTCCGAATACGGTGGACGGTGATACGGCTTTAGAGTTGGTGAAGCGTGGCGACCTATCGGGAAGCAGCTTTATGTTTTGGACGGATGAGAAATCAGGAGTAAGTTATGAAAAGAGAAGTGACGGAATGATGTTGAGGCGAGTGAAGACCATCGGCATGATTTATGACATGACGATAGCGGCTGACCCGGCATACGAACAGACCACCGTAGCAGCGCGTGAAGCTTACTCTCAATTTGAGAATCCGGATGAAAAGCAACCTATTTCCGCTAAATGGGCGAGAGATAGAAGAGGACGAGAATTGGAGCTTGGAATCTGAGTGTATGTTACCGAGATTCTTCGCTTCGCTCTGAATGACAAAGGAAGAAAGTGATAATTTTTTAATAGAGTGAGTATATGAGAAAGAATGAGAAGAGTGTTGCAGATTTGTTGCAGGAGAGAAATTCGATGCTTGCCAAGCGTGAGCAGATCAATATCGCGATGAATGCCTTGACCGACAAGGCACAGGCAGAGAAGCGCGAACTTTCCGCAGAAGAGAATGTGGAATATCAGAAGTTGCAGAGTGACTTCGCCAAGTTGGGCCGCGAGATTTCGATGAATGTGGATGCGGTGAACTTAATTAATGCGAAGCCGGAGGCAAAGATGACACAGGGAGCCATGTTGCGTGAGGTGATGAATGCAGCCATGACAAAGGGCAGTAAGAGCGAATTTGTTGTTGCTATGCGTGAATGGACTGACGGTGTGGAATTGGCAGACATGGAGAATGGCGGTATGATTCCTTTGACAATCAAAGACATTTTACCTCCGTTGGAAATGGGCTTGGTTTTTGACAAGGTTGGCATTCAGGTGGAAACGGGTGTGATTGGTGATATTTCTTGGCCGGTGATTGGTAGTGTTGAGGCATCCATCAAGGGCGAGAAAGAAGCTTTGACAGATACGGGTATTGACTTGTCGAACATTACTCCAAAGAAGGCGCGTGTGGGTATTACTGTTCCGGTGACTTACCAAGCAATCAACAGTACAAGCAGCGACCTGTTGGGTATTGTGCAGAATCAGGCAAGAATGGGTATCAGACGTTTGGTAAATCGTGTCTCTTTCTCCCATCAAAAGTTTACAGGTGATTTTCACGGTCCGTTTGCAAGTGCTAAGGCTTCTGGATCGTTTGCCGGTGCAGTTCCGACTTTCAAGGAGTTGTTGGCGATGAAGGGTAAAGTGGCTTCGGAAGGTGTGGAAATGGTCGGTTTCTGTTATGTGATGAGTGAGAACATGAAAGCGACTCTTGAAGCGACACCGATTGACGCGGGCAGTGGTCGCATGGTTGTGGAAAATGGAACTATCAATGGTTATCCGGTGTTTACAACTGAGTTCATCAACTATGGCAGTGACAAGGAGAAGGCGGATGTTGAATATATCGCGGCCGGTTGTTTCGGTTACTTGGCAGTAAACCAATACGGCGAATTGCGAGTGGTTGTAGATCCATATACCCGTGCGAAGGAAGACATTGTACAGGTGACTATCAATAGTGACTGGTCTATGACTACATTGAGAAATGAGGCATTTGCGTTGTATAAGACAACCGCGTAAAGTGAATTTTTGGTAATCGTTTTTTCATAGTTTCTAAGGTTTTTAAGGGTTGGAAGGCTGCTGTAGCGATGCAGCGGCCTTTTTTAATTTAAAGTTATGGCGAAGCAGCGGAGTTTTACCGGGGATTTTGGAGGTGTTCAGGGCAGGTTTGACGTGAACTTGCAAGTGGACAACCGGGAATTTGTGGAAATGGTGGAACGTCTGCAATATAACAACCTTGTGAAAGCATCGGACATTCGGAAGGTGTTTGCTAAGGTGGCCAAGCCCGTAAAAACCACGGTACAGCAAGGATTCCGGGCAGCTGTCAAAAGCGACCCACGAAAGGCTTGGAAGGGTGTGCGCATTATCACGCTGAAAGGCGGCAAGGGTGTTGTGGTTGGTTTGCTTAACCCAAGGAAAGCGGGTAACGCTATGGCTGTGGGCAGTAATTCAACCGGAGGAAAAAGCGGCATCCGAAGAAAACGGAAGCGAAGCGCAAGAACGAACCAAGTGGACGGGTACCAGGGAGCAGACAGAAGTTTTATTCTGAGAATGCACAACCAAGGAGCATCCGGAAAGAATGGGGATGGCCGTTTGGCGGGAACGCGTGGAACTTTGAAGAAAACGGCCAATCGTGGGATTCTTACTGCAAAGAAGTTCTTTGACCGTGCTGAGGCCGGAATGAAGACGGCTTCGCAGTCGTTGGCCGCGGAATTAGGAAAGATTATCGAAAAAAAGGCTAAGGGATGAGTGTACTGATTGGATTACATATCAAGCGGACATTGGAACAGGACGCGGATGTGACGAGTTTTGTGGGCAGCCGTGTGTTTCCGTTGGCGATGGCGCAGGGTGTCGAGAACTATCCGTTTATCTGTTACGACACGAACGGAGGCAGCGGAACGACAACGAAGGACGGACCGGTGAATGATGTGGCGACGGTAGGGCTGGCAGTTGTGGCCAAGGAATACGAAGAATCGCTTTACATAGCCAACGCGGTACGGAAGGCGTTTGAAGGGAAACGTGCCAAGTACAACGAGTTTGAGGCGGAATGTGTGGCATTGACGTACAACGATGAGTACATAGACAGCCTGGATGCGTATGCAGTGAACATGAGTTTGGAATTTAAGACGGAGGAATAATAATATGAGTAAGGCTAAATCTGTAGCAGGTAAAGACCTGATGATTTTTGTGGGCGGGAAAGCGACCGCATTGGCAACCAGCCATACGCTTACCATTACCGCTGAAACCAGCGAGGCGGCGAGTAAGGACGACGGCGCATGGGGCGCGGCCACGGTAACGAAGTTTTCTTGGGAAGGCGGCACGGAGGCATTGGTTTCGCAAGATGAGGGTGTGGACAGCTTCGATGCGATGTATGATGCGATGATGACCCGTGAACCGGTGGACATCATCAGCGGACGGCCAGCCAACGCAAGCGATGACGGTGTACCGACAGACGGTTGGACGGTACCGACCACCAACTACTACAAGGGCAAGGCACTGATTACGAACTTGCAGCGGAACGACCCTAACGGGGACAACTCGACCATGAGTGTGACCTTTACGGGTGTGGGTAAACTTGAAAGAGTGGAAGAATGAGAAAGGTAGTAATCAGAGAGGCGGAGTACAAGTTAGCGTATAACTTACGCAGCTTGTTCGTATATGAAGAGATAGCGGGGCACCCGTACAAGGGAGAGAAAACTATCGACAGCTATATGCTGCTTTATGCGATGTTGCAGGCGAACAATGAAGGATTCACGATGACTTTCGATGAATTTATAGACGCGTGCGATGAGGATATGAACATCTATGCGGAGTTCTGTGCAGTGCTGGAGGATTACGGAAAGCGCGTAAGCGGGTACGTGGAGAATAAAAAAAAAGCGGAGAACCGGTAAGTGTGATTCGCCTCTATGAAGAGATAGTGGGCAGGGGCGGTGTGTCTCCTACCCACTTTTTTTATGAAATGACCTTCGGCGAGTGTGCAGCCTATATGCGTGGGCTTGACCTCCGGGAGAGGAACGAATGGGAGCGCACCCGACAGATGATGTGGGCGGCCATTATGCCGCATTCGCGCAAGAAGCTGGATGTGGAGGATGTGCTGAAGTTTTCGTGGGATGAGGGCTACATTGATACAAGCAAGGTGGATGAGAAGGAATTGGAACGAGTAAGGGAATTGGCTAAAAAAATAAAGTTATGAGTGATATATTGACCAGACTGTTGCTGAATACCAGCGACTATGACAACAAGCTGAGAAAGGCGAAGGGGAGCACGCAGGAGTTCGGCTCGATGATTGGCGGAAAGGTGGCCGGCATGGTGGGGAAATTTGCCGCGGGCATCGGTGTGGCGATGGGTGGCGTTGAGTCTTTCAATAAGGTGATGGAAAGCACACAGACCACCGGTGATTTGATGCGGGGAACCATGCACAGCTTGAAAACGTCCGTGGATGAGTTCTTCTATTCAATCAACAAAGGGAATCTTTCTACATTTTTGGCCAACCTTGGCGATATAGCGAGCAAGGCAAAAGAAGCCTATGGCGCGCTTGATCAGTTGGGTAATACGCAGATTTCGTATGGTGTGCTGAATGCGAAGAATCAAGCGGCCATTGCTGAGGCTCAATATGTAGCAAAAAACAAGTTTGCGCCAAATTCCGACAGAATTTTGGCTTTCGGAACGTGGAAAGATGCTATTCTGAGCGAAGAAGGGAATGTAAAGGCTTTGCAAAGAGATCTTGTGAATACCGTAACAAAGACGGTAGGATCGAGAATAACGGCAAACATTGAAATCGGGATTGAAGATGTGATCAAGGCGTTTGAAACCGATTTGAAAGATGAGGAATCGAGAAAGTTGGCAAAGAGCCAAGCGGAAATGGGGATGAGAAATTATAAAGCAAATGCAGCAAGCAAGTATCGTACACAGGAAGAACTGGACGGATTGGCAAAAGTGCAGAAGCAAAACATCATTACCTACACGATGCTTGAGAAGTTCACGGATGAACAGCTGACACAGATTGCTCAACAGATTCAACAATACTACCAACTGACAAGCGCGGTGAAAGGTTTGGGACGAGAGTACAACGAAACGGCCAATGAGTTCAACAATGCCAACAAGGGTGTAAAAGGTTTTGAGGCGGTGAAAGCGTTAAAAGATTATACTGTTTATTCGGGAGGTGAGGCTGGAAGAAATTTCGGGGCTTCAAGCGGGAAGAAGAAAGGTGAGATAAAACCGGTGATTACTCCTATATTAAGTTATGACAGCCCAATCGCTGACAAAATGGTAAGAGCATGGTTTGGAGAGAAATTTGAGCCGATCAAGGTGCCGATAGAGATTGAAGAAGAAATACCGGATGAGGAAGATTTGTCGGGAAAGTGGGGCGAGCACGTGAAGAAGATTGAGGACATGAACAGCGCACTGAGCAGCACGGGAGAGATATTCGGAAGCCTTGGCAGCATCATGGGAAGCTTTGGCAATGATATGGGTGCGTGGATGCTTGGCACGGTGGGACAGATTGCGCAGATGATAGTGCAGCTTCAGAGCCTTGCAACGGCTAACGGTGTGGCATCGGCCTCGAAGTTGCCATTCCCGGCCAACCTTGCGGCGGTGGCTACCGTGGTGGCTACGATTGCGAGTGTGTTCGCCAGCCTTCCGAAGTTTGCGGATGGTGGTATCGTGGGCGGTTCTTCTTACTTCGGGGACAAACTGCTGGCCCGTGTGAACAGCGGGGAAATGATTCTGAACCAGAAGCAGCAATCGCGGTTGTTGAGCCTTACGGATGGCGGAGGTGTTCGTGTGACGGGTGATGTGCGGTTGAGTGGAAAGGATATTTATATTTCTTTGAGAAACTATCTAAGTGCAAGCGGTAATAAATTGTAATTATGGGATTGAGATACAGAATACCTTTTAAGGACTTCAAGAATAACAGCTTCGTGGTGGAGGTACACCGCGAAGACTACACAGGTGAAGTGACGGAGCTGACGGGTGCTCCGTCGTGCTTCGTGGTGAGTGGGACGGATGATGATTTTGTTTATATTCCGGTGCGGACAAGCACAGCCACGCTGAATGTGCTGGAATCGGACTTGTTGCTGGACTTGTATTCGATAAACAACCAATACGCGCCGGTGAAGCTGTACAAGAACGGGGTGATGATTTGGACGGGGTACATCAAGCCGGAACAGTTCACGCAGCCCTATACACCGCATCCGCAGAGCATCGGGGTGGAGTGCGTGAGTGCGCTTTCGACATTGGAGAATGTGGAGTATAAGGAGCAGACAGAAACGGGGTACATTACGGCGATGGCACTTATCCGCTATATGGTAGGTGCGGCTAATGGAGGTTATAAGGGGGTGTATCTGCCGAAGGTGTACGGGAAAACGGAGAATATGCAGGACAATGTGCTTGACGAGATAGTGCTTTGCGAGGAGAATTTCACCAGCGAGGAGATGAACCTGATGGAAGTGATGGAAGCATTGTGTAAGTTCCTGAACTGGACAGTGCATGATGTGGGTGGCTATCTGTACTTCGTGGATGCGGATTGGAAGGGAACTTATCACCTATACGATGAGGCTCTGAGTGAATACACGACGGCATCGGGTAATGAGGTGCTTGTTCAGAATGTGGGGTACAACGGAAGCGACGGGAATACGCTTGACGTGGTGCCAGGGTATAATAAGGCGAGCGTGAAGAGCATCAACAATGTTTTTGATGATGTGATCAAGGAAGAACCTTTCGACATTCTGGAAGTTGTCCAGGAATGGGAATATGACGAAGGGAACTTCGAGGATGCGCGAAGGGCTGTGAGACGATTCAAAAAGCCAATGTTGTGGGAAATGTTCTATTATAACCACGATATGAGGCCGATGACGATTGATGAGATAAAAGCCGTGGATATAAACAGCGAGGTGGTGGGATGCGTTGAAATGACAGAGAACGGCTACCGGGTGAAGGAAGTGGACGGCGAATGGGTGCCCAAAGAGACGGATTTCGATTGGGAGGATATGCTGAAGCTGAGAATCGACCGGAATTATAACATCCTGAACGGAGGGAATGACAGATACAAGGCCTTCACGGTGCGTGGTGTCAATTCAGTATGGAAGGATGGAGCATTTGGCATTGCGATGGATATAAAGCACACGACCGGCGCGGAAATGGTGGATACGGCTCAGACGGTGATAGATACCGACTATTACTTCATGTTGCGAATAGGTACAAAGTATTGGAACGGTGAATCGTGGGTGGATAGCTATTCGTTGTTCAAGGTGCGGTATAACGCGAACACGAAGAATGGATGGAACGCTTTGCCGAGCAACAAGAACGCGAATATGCCGTATAGAGGTTTGAACGGACACGTGGTGGAACTTCCGAGCGATGAAGTGCTGAAGGGTGATTTGGAGTTTACGATGTATATGAACGACCCGGCCGATTCCACGATTTCGGGTTATTTCATCCGGAATTTCAAGCTGAACTATGCCAAGAAGGACGGAGTGAATGACGAAGGAGAGAACGGAGACCGCATCTATGAGAACATTGTAAATGAGGAATACATGAGCGATTGCGATGAGATAGAGTTTGAGATAGGGAGCTACAACAAGGACGGGGCCACCTATAGCAAGGCTTTATTGGGCGATGACTTTCTGACGGACAACCTATATTGTGCGATTGTGGAAGAGATGGTGAGGCCGGAAGAGTTTTTGATAAGGCGCATCGTGAACCGGTACGGAGTAACCAAAATCAAGCTAACGGAGGCTATACAGGTGGCGGATGAGATTACACCGCTGACCATCTTGACCGAAAGGACGATGGATGGGAAGCGATTCAGGATGACGAGTGGGGAATGGGACTATGAACAGAACAGAATGACAATTCAGATGCAGGAGGATGCGGAATGAAAGAAGTTGACATAATATCGAAAGTAGTGGGCCGTGATACTTCGGGGAAGGCGGCGATATATATACCGGGGGCGGGTGCGCCTTCGGTAAATTTGGATGACTATCTGCTGAAGAAGATATGGGATTCTGTTTTCGAGGTCCGCACCGATAGCGAGGGGAATCCGTATCTGTTCGGGAAGATGCCTTTTGTCACTCAGTATGGCATCACGATGTATGCCGATGGCGGAGAATTGGATTTGCCGAGCATTTATGCAGGTTTGCCTATTGATGGTCAAACATTGATACGTGACGATAATGGTGTACTGAAGATTAATCCCGACATTGACTTGGGCGGTGGAGCATCTACTTGGGATGAATTGACAGGCAAGCCTACTTGGATTGGCAGTACCAAGCCGAGCTATAAATACAGCGAGATTTTGCAGACCCCCGATTTGTCTGTATATGCATTCAAAAAGGACTTGGAAAAGTATGTAACGCTAAACACCGAACAGACCATCGCTGCTCATAAGAACTTCCTTAACGGATTGTCCGTTGGTGGATTGAGTATTACCAAGTCACAAGACGATGTGATATACCTTGATGCCAACCTTGTAGTTAGAGGTGGTATCACGATGTATGCTACCGATGCCATTGATGTGCCTTCGATTATTGATGCTTTGCCTATCGCTTCTACAAGTGCGAAGGGTTTGGCATCCTTTGACCCGAACTTTTTCTCTGTGGATGTTAATGGAAATGTCAGCTTCATTGGTTCAACTGGCATAACAGAAGTGAATTGGACTGATATTGTGGGCAGACCTACGATGTTATCATCATTTATCAATGACCAAGGTTTTGCTTCTACACTTGGAGGACTTTCGAATGTGGGTCCTTGGGCGGATTCAGCACCTACGCAAGGGCGATTGTTGTATCAAGATGCGGGTAGTTCTGTGTGGAGTTATATCAACTTGTCATCGTTGAGCCAAGCGGCTGTCGATATGAAAAAACTATCAAGTTGGTATGGTGTAAGTGAAGATAATAATATGCTGAACAGACCTACAACAGCCAACACGATTTGGGTTGATAAGTCTTTAAGATATTATTTAGCAACAAGTGCAATGACTACGGGAAAGCCCGAAGCGGATGGATATATACTTCATTTCAGTTGGGATAACGCAGGATGGAATTCGCAGTTGTATATCCCTAATTCAAGCATCAGAACAATACAATTAAGAACAGCGATAGCAGACCAAGCGACAACATGGTCTGAATGGTTTTCTGTTTTGGATTCAAGGGGTGGCACTATAAACGGAGATTTATATATACAGTCAATTAAGATACATGATACCAATGTAATCGAGACTATAAACAACAAAGACCTTTGGCTCAATTATTACTCACCGGGAGCTGTGTGTTTGTGCAAAGGTGGGGGTAATGTAGGTATAGGAGTTGATAACGCAAACAAAGCGACAGAAAAAATAACCATTCTAAATTCAACGGAAAGTACAAATACTTTTGTTTATTGCAAAAGAGAAGATACGGGATATGGACTTAGTTTCGGTGTCGGTTCGGGCGGTGTAAACAGAGGTATATGGGATGATTATTTCGGGAAATGGATTTTATACACTGATACATCGAGGGCCAACTTAACGCAAAATGTTTGGCTCAGCCAAGATGGCTGGGGTAATGGCCTATACCTTAACAGAACAGCATTGGGTAGAGGTGCTGCCGTAACAATATGTTCTGCTGGGAAAATAATCGGAAGATTTGGAATTAATGGTGACAGACTTTTTCA